GTTTCCCAGTCACGATCCAGGCGTTTCAGATTCGTAACGGTGTTGGGCAATTTCTGCTAGGGCTTTATTTTTTGAGTCAGTCAGAGACAAGTCAGCAACTGCTGGTGTAATTTTCCAGTAGTCACCGTCAACTTCGCCTGTTTCTCCATTTAAATGTTGGTATGCTTTTAATGTAGGATTATCATACGTAATATTACGAAGCGTACCAGCATTACAGGTAAACGGCAAAGATGGTTGTGCATTCCCACGCAAATCAGTTAGGAGTTGAAATTGTTTATTCCATGAACCTTGGTGAACAAGGGAACCGTTTTTTTCGAGAGCAATCATAACTTCTCCTATTAACTATCTTTAATTTAATATACCATATGGTGGAGGAAAGTCACCATTTGTTTGAAGAGCGTTTGCAGTTACTAGTGACCAGTTATTTGTTCCAGTCGAATTATAAGACGAGGAGCTACTTCGTACTTTAAAACCGTTACTACATAAATCTACATGAGTTCCATATGTAACAGCATTTGAATTAATTGTCAAGGCATCGCTTGGACTTGGTTGAAATCCTAAGAAAACAAAAGGCCCGTTGGTATTTGCATTGCCTTCAAATGACCCTGTTTCTGGATTAGAAAAAGTTACATTATCTTTATTCGATTGGAAACAACAAAGATACCCTGATGGAGGTGCATAAACAAAATCTCCTATGCCATTAGCATCTGTTTGATTTCCTGCTGTTCGGTTTCCACCAAAAGTTGAATCTTGTCCAAAGTTTATAAAGTAATCTTCACTGGCTGAAGTTGAATTACCGAAGACCCATTTTGCTCCAGAGGTAAGTCCTGTTGCCGTAGCATTTGTAGCAGTGGCTGGATTACTTGTTCCGGCAGATGCACCAATCCAAGTATTATCATCCCCCATCCACATATTATTATTATCGCAATCAATTGCAAGTTGTATAATATCACCAGCACCCATAACACCAGCTTTTAGAGAAGTATTTGCTCCATTGTGTCGTAGTCTGTATGAATGGGTATACATAGAATAACCATCTCCCGTACTACTATTTCCTATGTAGTCATTAAATGCTTTTGCACCAGTTGACATACTTTGAAAACCAATAATAAATCCATTTGATGCAGTATCATTATGAAGACGAACTTCCATATACCATTTACCTGTTGATCCAAACATTTTATCAGCAAGTACAGTTCTCCAATCTGATACACCAATTTGTAATCTATTTCCAAATTCTAACTGGTCAACTACACTATTAGAAGTATTACCATTAATGTAACTATATATTGGAAACTGTCTACTTGGACTATGGGCAACTTGGTTTGCTGAATCCATACTTGTCAAAGTAAAATCATTATTATTACTAGATATGTCATTACCAAGATCAGAGGAATTACTGTAGTCAAGACAAAAACTATTTCCTCCAGCCGTACTAGCCAAAGCAGCGACATCAGCATCAGCCCTAGGAACAAACCGACTTTCAACTTCGTCAAGAAAATCCGTAACAGCTACATCGCCACCTTGAACAGACTGACCAACAAGCATAACTGATTGTGCTAAATATCCTTTATAAATTTGTATTCCTGTTCCAGTTAATTCAGCAAACTCATGTTCAGCTGCATTACCAAAACTAGACAAGCTACCAGTAAAGGCTGAACCTGTATTTATTGTTAGTGTTTGCTCAACACCATTAATAAAGAGTTTAACACTATTAGAACCTGCATCTCCTTTAAAAGAGACAATGCAATGATACCAACCAACATCTTTTAACTTCCCACCAGTGGTTGAAGTATTGTATGTTGTTGTTGCGGCAGTGGAGCTTTCGGTGTGAATCTCAAAAGTGTCATCGCCGTTGAGAACAATTCGATTATTTCTTGAGCTACCTCCAGTTCCACCTGTAGCATTAAAAATAACCTGCTCCGTTGTTAAATTACATCTTTGAAACCAAGTAGCAAATACCAACTCGCTTTGCGCTGACCCAGAAGAAAATGTTTTTGCCATTCGGTCAGCAGAACCATCATACCAAACAGAATTTGTAATAGCATCAGGATCAAAAGAAGCGCCACCAGCAAGATTACTACCTAATAATGGTTGCATTAAAGACATTTAGGCAATCTCCAAAATCTCTAACACTTGCGTACCGTCTATGACAGTTGATCTCATTAAATGCTTGGCAGATGCAGCGTTATTATATGTACCGGAAACCAAATCAAACCCAGAAGTAGTAATCGTATGACCACCAGACCCGTCATTAGTTGTAACAAAAGCTATGACACTGTTTACAGTTTGAGGAGCAAGGGTAAACGATCCGTTGATTGTCATTGTTTTAAGGTTTTCTTTAGCCGTTGCAATCTCAAGAGTTTGAGTTCCAGTACCAGAATTTCCAATAGCTTCAAAGTCAGAAGAGAACCCTGCTGTTAGATTATCTGATACGTCTGCGAAGAGGGTATCAGAATTAAAAGCTGCAACGTCTGAACCGATTGCCAGCCCCAAAGCCGTTCTGGCGTCAGCCGCGCTACTAGACCCTGTACCGCCGTGTGTGATAGCAAGATCAGTTGTTAGTCCAGTAAGAGATGTAATATCAGAGTTTGCACCACTAGCTGCAGCACCTAGGCTAGTTCTGGCGTCAGCAGCTGTAGTAGCGTTTGTACCGCCGTTGGCCAGTGGTAGTGTTCCTGTAACTTTACTGGTTAAATCTACATTACCAGAAACGTCGCTTATACCTATGGTTGCCCATTCAGGATCTGTACCATCTGATTTTAAAAATGTACCGTTTGATCCTATTGCAAGTCTAGTAGCAGCAGAGGAACCCCTGATAATAATATCTCCCTCGGTGGTCATAGGGTCTGTAAAACCTGCAGCTGGTACTTGCCAAGAACCATCTCCCCGTAAAAAATTACTTGAGCTTGCAGTTCCAGTTCCTAACCTTGCAGTGGCAACTGTACCTGAACCTAGGTTAGTGGCGTTTAACGCTGTGAGATTAACACCACTAGCGGCTGGGAGAGTAGCAGGAAACCTTGCATCAGGGACGGTTCCACTACCTAGGTTAGAGGCGTCTAAAGCAGTGAGATTGGCACCACTGGCAGCTGGCAGAGTAGCCGGGAACCTTGCGTCAGGAACAGTACCACTACCTAAATTATCTGCATTTAAAGCTGTCAGATTAACTCCACTAGCGGCAGGAAGTGTCGCTGGAAAACGAGCATCAGGAACAGTTCCGCTTCCTAGATTAGAAGCATTTAAAGCTGTAAGGTTAGCACCGCTGGCAGCCGGTAAAGTAGCAGGAAACCTTGCATCAGGTACAGTACCACTGCCAAGATTAGTAGCATTCAAAGCAGTTAAATTGACTCCACTGGCAGCTGGAAGCGTAGCTGGGAAACGCCCATCGGGAACTGTTCCGGTGGCTAAGTTATCTGCGTTTAAATCTGTAAGACTGCTTCCATTACTTGTAAAACTTATTGTATCTGATCCATTGGTCTGTAGGAGTTGCCCACTACTACCAGCAGAAGTAGGATAAGTCAACCCTCCAGTGTCTAGAGTACCTATAGAAACAATACCTGTAAAATCAGCAGTGGTGCCGTGTACCTTACCTGTTGCAGTTACAGTGGTGACAATTATATTAGTAGCTGCTATATTTGTAGCAGATACATCAGTGGCACCTAGGGCTGTAAGAACAAGAGAAGGATTAACTTTAGCAGTGGCACTTGCCGTTGCAGTGCTAACAGAAGTACCTTCTGATGTAAGTAGAATTGTACCATCATTAGCGGTTAAATGAGTGAAACTACCGAGAACTAACTCATTTAACTCATCTGCTGTGGCAGTGAGAACCGTACCCCGGAGAGCAAACTGACCCGTGACATTCAACTGTGCCGTACTCATGGCAATAGGGCCAGCAGTTCCTCCACCGTCTTGAATAGTTCTCACTGTAGCGTCTAGACCATCGTTAGGATTAGCTGCATTGACTTGTAGCAGATCCTTATAAGTATTCGCTATCAGTTGATTTGTTAAATCAGCCATAATAAATTATTCCTTTAGTCTTTATTTCTTACGGCTTTTCCTTTTCAAACCGAATACTGGACTTCTTTTTTCTTTCTTACTGCTTTTCTTTTTTCTGGCTCCTTGAGCTTCATCACGCCGAGACTTGTAACTTTGTTTCTTGGTAGAAGCCTTACCTCTACGCATTCCCAAACTTTCGTCTTCTCTATCCTTGTAACCTTGACGCTTGGCAGTCTTCTTTTTAGCTGGCTTCTTTTTCTTCATGTCTTTCTTTGCATTGAAATAAGCTCTGGGCATTGTTCTTAACTCCTATGTAAAGTTCCATTTAGTAGTGGTATCTTCCCATTTAGTTGTAATACCATTCCAAGATTTATTTAGATCAGCATTACTAGGCGGTCTTGCGTCTTTAATAATCTGTTTATCTCTGTAGAATTTTACCTTATTAAGTGGGTCAGTTACAAGGTTATAAATACCGTCGCTCTCACTCTTGGCAACGATAAAGCCTGTTCCCGGTTCTTTGGTTCTTTGATCAAGCCTGTATCTAAAACCAGACCTGTCACTTATAAAAAATCCTTTTTGCATTTAGCACTTCCACCTTTTTCTAGCTTGTCTTAGTCTTGAGTTAGGATTCTTTGCAGCTTTGGGAAACTTCTTCATTTGACCTGCTGATCTGGCGCAGTAGCTCTTACGTCTTTTTGCATCCTTGCTACCCTTCTTAACAGATCCTGTAACAGCGGTCTTGAGCTTGCTACCGGGGTTGTCTCTCCGGTACTTTGCCACACCCTTCTTGGTCATACCTGCGCCAGCTTTGGTAGGTCTCTTCTGCCCACCGCTGATGGTGTGACCTTTCATAGTACCTTTTCTTTTCTTAGCTGCCATTACTTTTTCTTCTTTGCAAAAGTTTTAACATTGGTAGGCTTACCACCTACACCTTGCTTCACTGATCTTTTACGTTGAACAGCAGACTTCTTTTGGCCAGCTGTCATACGTTTAGCTTTGGCCAGCGGTACACACTTAGGGTATTTTCTTTTAGAACCTTTGGCAGACTTTCTTCCACAAGGTTGAAATTTACCTTTCTTTTTAGGAGCACCTATGTCTACCCACTCTTCATCTACCCACTTTCTCAGACCACCTCCTGTCTTAGCTCCTACAAGTTTTTTCTTCTTTCCTTTTTTCTTTCCCCCCGGTTTGACCTTTCCAGAACAAACAGCAGAGGCGTACATATTTGCATAAGCTGAAGGATAAACATCAAACTTACGTTTAGCTGCTGCTTTTCCTTTGGGGCAAAGTTTAGCCACTTTAAACTACCTGTAGTTGTGGGGTTATAAAAAGGTTCACTCTTTCTTTATCTGACTCTAGTGCGGTTCTGAGTAAAGCCTCATATTTATCTTTAAGCATTGTTATACGTTCTGTAGGAACTGCAGGTCTTTTATAACTAAGGTAGTAGGCAAGACCACAGGTGAGTGCAGGGAGAAACCGGAAAGGAACATCAGCATTTTGAAGCGCACTCTTGGTAACGTCCTTCAGACGTTTCATTCTATAGTTTCTAAAGGTATAAGTATCTGCTGAATCTGGTGTGGGAAAGAAATGAACTGTGACAGTATCTCTTCCTTTCAAAGTGGCAAACTGTGTATGTCTACCACTGGTGGCTTTGTTTGTGATACCCTCGTATTCTTCGTACCCTATGCGCGTCATTTGAAAATCATTAGAGTTAGAACTTAACCGAATATAACCAGAGAGAACATCTATGGTATCTGCGTCTAGTGTATAAGTAGAGGTACCAGCGACAAGAGTTGTTGTTGCAAGATCTGTTCCCCAGAGAAGAACGCCTCTGTTCTGCCAATCAGTGAGCAGAAGATTAAGAGAACGTCTGGCAGTGATACCGTCATTACCTAGTTCTGGCTCTCCACCTATCATAGCATAGGCTTCTTCTATTACCTCGTCTATAAAGAAGGTAGTGTTGAAGTCTGATGTAGTTGCAACTGCCATATCAGTTCCTTATCTATTTCTCATCCACGCTGGTTTCACAGGACCACCTACAGAATATTTAAGAGGACCACCTGTTTTCTTTCTAGTAGGATCATAGTGTGCAGTATCTTCAAAACCTTTTTTTATTTGTTCTGGTGTTGCCATCTTTTTGGCTCTTTGAACAGCTGCTCGTTCTGCAGGAGAAACTTTTTTACCATAGCGCATCTCTTTGTCTACTGCTATAACATCTCCCATTCCCCCACGGGATCGTGACTGGGAAAA